ATGGAAGGAATAGTATCAGCGTTAATTCTGTGAACTATAAAGTTAGAACAAACGAAAAAGATTTAGACGGCCTTACTTGTCAAATCTCATTGGAGAAAGTTTAAATGGCCTCAAAAAGAGAAGACATACTTGACGCAATTAAAACGGCTTTAACGGGAACTGTTGGAGTATCTACGAGAATCTATAGAAGCAGAACAATACCTCTTGCTCAACGTTCACAACTCCCAGCGTTAATTATTGAATGGAGCAATGACGCAGCGGAGCAAAACACTTCTCTTCCTACTCTTGATTGGTCTTTATCTGTAACGGTTACTGTTCTTAGTTCTGGTGACGTTCCTGATTCTCAGGCCGACGACACAATTGTTTCAGTCCATGCAAAGATGACCGCAGATTTAACGCTAGGAGGTGAGGCAATAGATGTTCAACCAACAACCGTTACTTTTGAAGCAATAGATGGTGATAGTCCTATTGGTGTTACCTCAATGGGATACTTAGTACGTTATAGAACTGAGGTTGATGATATAACTCAATAATTTATTTGCTATGACTCAATAGCGGCTAAATAACAATTAAGGTTTATGATGTAAGCATATTGTTGATCTTGTAGTACTGTGCCAAAGCTAACTAGGAAAAGAACGCTGTTGTGCAAAACAGAAAGCAGCTATGGCGTGGACCCCACCCCTACGGCTGGTAGCAATGGAATCTTAGTCAGAGAGTTAAACATTGAGCCTGTTCAGTCTGATGAAGTTAGCAGAGATTTGGTAAGAAATTATCTCGGAAATTACGAGACCCTTTTAGCTAACACAAGAGTCAACGTGACGGCGGATGTGGAAATGGTTGGCTCAGGTAGCGCTGGTACTGAACCAGCTTATAACCCACTCTTGAAGGCTTGCGGTTTAGCAGTTACCACGGTTAGCTCAACAAGTAATACTTATGCCCCTGTTAGTACTTCTTTTGGTAGTTGTACTATTTTTTGCAACATCGACGGTGTAAGGCATAAGGTCACAGGTTGCAGAGGTACATTTTCTATTAATTGTGAACTAAATGAAATACCTGTTATAAGTTTTTCCATGACTGGGATTTATAACGCTCCAACAGACCAGGCAGTCCCAGCCCCGACGTTTAACGCTACTAAACCCTTGCTGTTTAAGAGTGGAAACACTTCTGCTTTTTCTCTCTTTGGTTATGGTGGCGCTCTTCAGTCATGGTCTTTTGATATGAGCAATGAGGTCATTTATCGAGAAACGATTGGTGGAACAAAAGAGGTGATGATTACTGATAGAAAACCTTCAGGAAGCGCAAGCGTGGAAGCGGTTGCCTTGTCAGCTCATAACTTCTTTACAGATGCAACAGGAAGCTCAACGGGGACGAATACTTTTCTTCACGGCACAACCGCTGGCAACAAGGTAACGATTAGTTGTCCACAAACTGACTTAGGTGCTCCAACTTATGAAGACTCTGACGGTGTACAAATGTTGAACCTCCCATTTGTGGCAACACCTACAACGGCAGGAAACAATGAGCTAAGTATTGCTTATACATAGCCCTGGGCTAGTATTACGTAAGCATATTAAATTTAATGGGTTTTGTTTTAGATCAATCGGGTACTTATAAATGGCCTGTAACTGTAGAAATTCCTGTTGATGGTGGCAAGCATGAGCAGCATAACTTCAAGGGTGAATTTAAAAGAACAACTCAATCACGTATAAAAGAAATATTGGATCTAGTTGGGAAGGGTGAGTTGGAGGACATTGACGTTGTTCAAGAAGTATTAGTTGGTTGGGAAGGAATAGAAGATGATCAAGGCAATGAAGTTACATTTTCAAAAGTAAAATTAAAGCAGTTATTAGATGTGCCAATGGTTGCAAGTGCTATAGGAAAAGCTTTCCTTGATTCAATAGCTGGAGCAAAAAGAAAAAACTAATAGACGCCGCTGAATACTATTGCAAAGGTGGCGTAATTGATGAAACGCAGAAAGACGCGGAAGTATTAGGGATTGTTTTGCCTGAACAAGAACCTGAAAAGGATTTTGAAGTTTGGCCTGAAAACTGGGATGCAATTGATTTATTTTTTAAATGTCAAACTCAATGGAATACGTCCGTAGGAGGTGTAACTGGTTTAAATTATGCAAGCGTATTGGCTATTATAGATATGTATAAATATACTGATCCTGTTTCTGTGTTTGAAGATCTCCAGGTATTAGAAATAACGGTAATGGGTCTTTTAAATAAGGAGTCGAAATAATGGCTACTAAATTCAATATGTTGATATCTGCGAAAACGCAGGGCGCTAACGATATTAAAAAACTTGGTAACTCTATGCAGGGAGTGCAAGGGAAAGTAAAAAATTTAAAAATGTCTGTTGGCAATTTAAGCCAAGCTTTCAAAGTTTTAGCGGGTGTAATTGCTGCGGGTGCTTTTACTAGGTTTATAAAGTCTTCTATTGATACAGCAGATTCTTTTGACAAGTTAAGTAGACGGACAGGCGTGGCGGCTAATACCTTAATGGCTTATGTAGACGCTGGACGTTTAGCAGATGTGAGCCAAGAGCAAATAGGCAAAGGTTTATTAATGTTGTCTCGCACAATGAACGAGGCAAGCCAAGGCGTTGCAACTTATAAGGACGCCTATGATGAATTAGGAATAACAGTCACGAAGTCGGACGGTTCCCTTAAGCAATCTGATACCGTTCTTAGTGAAATTGCAGAGAAATTTAAAACAATGCCTGACGGCCCTAAAAAGGCTGCTTTGGCAATGGATCTTTTTGGTAAGTCAGGAGCGCAATTAATAACTCTTTTAAATGGTGGCACAGAAGCTTTAACGCAGTTCAATTATGAAACTTCTGAAAATTTCGCGGCTAATGCTGCTTATTTTAATGACCAGATTGCAATTCTTGCTAATAACTTTGGAGGATTTAGGAGACAACTAACAGATGCTTTGCTTCCTGCCTTGAATGCAATTTTAGAAGCATTTAGCGAAGTATTAGGAAGTGACCAAGATTTCAAAGGCTTTTTTAAATTTATGGAGGTAGGTATTAAAGGCATTGCGTCTGTTGTGTTGGCAACTGTTCAATCTTTCAGGTTTTTTGGTCGTGTTATTCAAGATCTGGTAAAAATAGCTGGGCATGTAGGGCGTGGACAATTTGGAAAAGCTGGCGAAGTTATGACAACGGGGTTGGCTGATACTCGCGAGCAATTTAGAAAAGATATGGAAGCACAGATGAAGGTTTGGTTTGGTGCTTCTTCTGCTCCTAGTAGTTATATTTCCCAGCCTTTAAAACAAATAGATATACCAGATTTTCAAGAGGGTGTTACTAGGCCAATTAAAGAGGCAAGGGCTGAACTTGAAAAAACCGCTATTACTGTTGAAAAGGTTGAGAGTGGTTTAAATGATGCTTTCGGCGAGAGTTCAAAAATTACTGTTGAACAATTTGGCTATTCCATACAAGGTGTAAAAGCATCTATGCAGGATGTGGTGGTAAACGGTTTGAAATCAATGGAGGACGCTTTAGTTGATTTTGTTACGACAGGAGAATTTAATTTCCGTAATTTTGCAAATAGCATTATTAGAGAGATGGCAAGAATTGCAATACAGCAAGCAATAATGAAATCAATAGGAGGATTCTTTGGAGGATTATTTGGCTTTGAAAAAGGTGGAGCTTTTGCTCAAAATGGGATTCAAAAGTTTGCGCGTGGCGGCGTAATTAAGCAGCCCACAATGTTTAGATATGGTGGCTCTAATTTAGGCATCGCTGGAGAAGCAGGGCCAGAAGCTATTATGCCTTTAAAGCGTGGTAGAGGTGGGCGGTTAGGAGTAGAAGCACAAGGCGGAGGAAATACAAATATCTCAATCTCTGTTGATGCGTCAGGTTCGAGCGTAGAGGGGCAAGGTGAACAAGCAAGGCAATTAGGTCAAGCTATTTCTCTTGCAGTTCAATCCGAACTTGTTAAACAAAAACAGCCTGGAGGTCTTTTAAATTAAATGGCAACTTTTCCTTCAATTGAAGCCTCATATGGTATTCAAAAATCATCTAAGCCTGATGTCAGAACTGTTCAGTTTGGTGACGGCTATGTTCAACGCTTGAGATATTCGTATCTCAATAATCCAAAGGTATGGAGTGTAACTTTTAATAATATTACTGAGACAGATTCAGACACAATAGAAACTTTCTTGGATGCTAGGGCATCTGATGCAGCCTCTTTTGATTGGACTCCTCCAGGTGAAGGTTCAGCCTTAAAGTTTTTCTGTTACGAATGGAATAAAACAATTAGTGTCCCAAACAGGGCGACAATTCAAGCAACCTTTACCCAAGTTTTTGAACCCTAATGGCTTATACAGCATGGAGCGCTAGTGCTTCTATTTCCGTTGGAGATATTCGTTCAGCGACGACTGTTCAAGCTAGTGGTCTTGTTTTTAAATGCACAACCGCAGGAACTACAGGATCAGGTGAGCCGCCTTGGGGGACAGATATTGGTTCCACCGTTACAGACAACACAGTTGTTTGGCTTGCTGTTTCTAGCATTTACGAAGATATTTCTATATTTGCGCCAGATAAAATTATTGAACTATTTGAATTAACACCCCCTTCTGGAGTGAGTTTTTCTAATTATTATTTTCATAATGGATTAAAAGAAGATTACAGCGGGAACGTTGTTTTTAATTCAAAGACTTATACAGCAGCACCAATTAAGGCTGAGGGGTGGGAATTAAAGACCAGGGGAACATTGCCACGACCAAAGCTGACGATTGCAAATTTAAATGGTGCGGTAAGTTCTATGATTGATACTTTTAATGTTCAACGACCAAAAGGTGATCTCGGAGGTTGCAAATTAACAAGGATTAGAACGCTTGCTAAATATTTAGATGGTCAGACCTCTAGTGATGCTGACTGTAAATTTCCTGACCAAATTTTCTATGTTGACCGCAAAATAACCGAAACAAGAGATTACGTCGAATTTGAATTAGTTAGTAAGTTCGATTTGATAGGCATGAAAATACCAAGACGGCAAACAATCGCTAATCAATGTCAATGGATCTATAGAAGTTCTGAGTGCTCTTATACAGGAACAAATTATTTTGATAAAAATGATGCGGCTGTTACGGCTGCGGCTGATGATGTTTGTGGCAAAAGGTTAACTTCATGCAAAGCTAGATTTGGAGATTACAACCCTTTACCTTTTGGGTCATTCCCTAGTGTTGGAGAAACTCAGTGAAACTAACTACAAAGTTAAAAGAAGAAATTTTAAAACATGCTCAATCAACTCCTGAAGAAGAAGTTTGCGGTTTAGTCATTATTAGAAAAGGTCGCTATAGATATCACCCATGTAAAAACATCTCAGAAGTTCCCAGACAATGTTTCATGTTGGCCCCTGACGATTATGCAAAAGCGGAGGATATTGGAGAAATTGTAAGCGTGATTCATAGCCATCCATATGAAAACCCACAACCTTCAAAAGCTGACCGGACAGCTTGCGAGAAAGCAGGCGTCGAATGGCATATTGTCAATCCTCAAACTGAGGAGTGGGGATATTGCGAGCCGGAAGGCTTTGAACTTCCTTTAATTGGGCGTCCTTTTAATTATGGAATTATTGATTGTTATTCTTTAGTTCGAGATTGGTACAAAGCAGAATTAAACATTGAACTGCGTGATTATTTTAGAAATGGTATTTGGTGGGAGAATGGGGAGAATGTTTATGTTGATAATTTTGAGAATGAAGGATTTCATGAGGTTTCTTTAGATGAAATTAAAAGGGGTGATTTGATCATGATGCAATTAGAAGCGCCTGTCCCGAATCATTTGGCAATATGGCTTGGAACTGACCAACACATTCTTCATCACTTACAAGACAGACTTAGTTCAAGAGACTTATATGGGGGCTATTATCAAAAGAACACCGCTAAAATTATTCGCCATAACAGCCAATGAAAACAGTCAAAGTTTATGGGCCATTAAGAAAGTTTCTAGGGGGAACTCTTCGCTTTGATTTCAATAATATCCATACCCCTGCGCAGGCTATAAAAGCTTTAATCGTTAATTTCCCTGGCCTTGAAAAGTGGTTAATTGATAGTGAGAAGAACGGCATACGCTACAAGGTCACAGTTGGGAAAGAAAGAGTTACAGAAGAAGATGCATCGCCTCTACTTTCGCCTTGGAGTGAAAAAGATGTCTTAAAAATTGTTCCTGTTATCACAGGCGCAGGCCGTGGTTTTGGTCAGTTTATGGCAGGTCTTTTTTTAGTAACTTTGGCTGTATTTGTGCCCGGAATTGGGTCTACTGTTGGATGGATGGGAGCATCTTTGATGCTTGGGGGTGTTGCGCAAATGATTAGTCCTGCTCCGCCCGTTGGCCCCAAAGATCCGAACAGATTGCAATCATTTTCTTTTAGCGGGATTACAAACACATCAACTCAAGGGATGGCGATTCCTTGTGTATATGGGCGATGTTATACCGGCTCAATAGTTTTATCTGCTGGTATTGAATCTCAACCTTCTTAATACGATGAACGAAGAATTAGATCTCTATAGCCCCAATATTATTGTCGGTGCAAAGAAAGGAGGCAACCCACCGGCCCCGCCTATTGAAGAAGACGACAGCCTTTCAAGTACCCAATACGTACGATTGTTAGATCTCGTCTCGGAGGGGGAAATAGAGGAAGTAGAAGGAGGAGCGAATGGCATCTATTTAGATAAAACCTCTTTAAATAATTTCAGTGATTACACCCTTACCATCAAAACAGGTACACAAAACCAAACTTATATAACGGATCAGAAAGGTACTGAATCGACAACTTCTGTTGGAGTTGGTGTAACCGTTGCAGGTGGGGCAGTTGTTAAATCAATCACAAATTCAAACGTTGATAGGGTCTCGATAACAATACAGATACCGACTCTTCAAATTATCAAAGACAACGGTGATATCGTCGGTCATTCTGTTACATTTACTATCTCTGTTCAATACAACGGCGGTGGTTATTCTGTTGTCAAAACAGAAACTATTACAGGTAAAACATCAAATTCATATAGTAAATCTTTCACTATTGGATTATCAGGCGCTTTCCCTGTAGATATAAAAGTTACAAGATTAAGTGCAGATGAAACCTCAGCTAAAAGGCAGAATTTAACTAATTGGCATAGTTACACAACAATTATTGATGAGAAGTTTACTTATCCAAATAGTGCAATTGTGTTCATGGAGATGGACGCAAAGAATTTTAGTAATGTCCCTGCAAGGAAATATTTAGTAAAGGGAATAAAAGTAAAAATTCCTCATAATGGTACTGTTGATAATACAACTTATGTTGGTAGAGTCACTTATTCTGGAGTATTTAATGGGACATTAGGAGCTGCGACCTGGTGTAATGATCCGGCTTGGATTCTCTACGATTTATTAACATCAAGTAGATACGGGTGTGATATTGATACGTCACAGTTAGATGTTTTTGATTTTTACAATATAAGCACATATTGCAATACTTTAGTAGGCAATGGAAAAGGTGGGAATGAGCCCAGGTTCTCATGTAATTGTGTCATTAATACTAGAGATGAAGCTTATAGCGTTATTCAGGAACTAAGCAATGTTTTTAGGGGAATGGCATTTTATGGGGCAGGCTCTTTAGTCGTAAATCAAGATAAAGCTGCTGATAGCCAATATATCTTTTCACCTGCAAATGTAATTGAAGGTTCATTCACATACAGTGGTTCTTCTCATCGTTCAAGACATACAGTTTGCACTGTAGCTTGGCAATCTTATGATCATTTGGGGGATGTAAAATTTGAGCGTGTAGAAGATCAAGATGCTATTAATCAATATGGAATTATTGAAAAAGAAGTTAAGGGTTTCGGTTGTTGGTCACAAGGACAAGCTCAAAGATTAGGGCGCTGGATTCTTTTAAGTGAGAAGAGATTAAGTCAAACAATTACTTTTGGCATTTCTATTGATGCTGGTGTTGTCTTGTATCCAGGGATGGTTATTAGTGTTGCTGATCCATTGAAGGGAGGATCTAGAAGGGGCGGGAGAATTTCAAGCGCTACAACAACGGCAATCACTTTAGATACAGCGGAAGACTTAACCGTTGATATGTCTAAGTCACCTAAAATATCTGTTGTAATGCCAGATGGGTCTTTAGAACAGAAAACTATTTCTAATGTATCTTCTAACGTTATAACTGTTAGTTCTGCTTTTTCTGAAGCTCCTAACTCTGAATCTGTTTATATTATCGAGACTACAGATGTTAAGCCTTTAGAATATCGTGTTCTATCTGTTACTGAAGAAGACGGAAATGCTTTAGCTGTTACGGCGCTTGAATATGATGAAACAATATACAATGACGTTGATACAGAAACAGATATACAAGTCCCTGGGGTTCCAGGTTTTGACGACCCGCCAAACGCTATTACAGCCGCAACAGGTACACAGTATTATTATGAATGGGGAATTGTATTAGCATTAGGATATGACCTGAGTTGGACTCATGACCGGCTTAGGACTTGGCTATATAAAGTTAATTACAGAATTGATAATGATAACTGGACAGAGATATCAACAGTAAACCCCTCCGCAAAATTGCCAGAAATGCGGGTTGGATCTTTACAGACACAAATCACACCTTATGGGTTATTGGGGGCTAAAGGGCCAACATATGAATATAACGCAACTATTACAGAAGATACAACGGCTCCTGAAAATGTCACTGGCTTAAGTATCTCTCAAATCAATAATACAACTGGCAGATTATCGTGGGACCCAACAACTTCTCTTGATGTAAGAGTAGGGGGGAAAGTATATATCAGGCATAGTAATGATACTTCTGGAAGTGCAACTTTTGATAATAGTTCTGATCTTGTTGGTGCGGTTCCAGGGATCAGTATTGAAGCAATAGTTCCATATCTAAACGGTGAATATATGGTCAAGTTTGAAGACTTTAGTGGAAATAAAAGCGCAACAGAAGCTTCTTTGATTGTTGACGATCCTGTTGCACCTGGCCTAACTTTAATTTATGACCGTCGAGAAGATACAGACAGCCCTGCTTTCCAAGGTTCAAAAACTAATACTATCTATTATTCACCACCTAACTTTACAAGTAACCCAATTACAGGTTTAGTTTTAGATGGTGATACTAATTTTGATTCTGTAACTAGTGTCGATGCTTTAGGTTCATTTGACTTCACCACTGGAGTTATTAGTTCTGGGGAATATGCCTTTGATAATGTTTTAGACCTTGGTGGTACGTTTACGGTCCTAATTGATAGACACTTAGTTATTCAGGCATTCAATTATGCAACGGGTGCGGCTTCGACTGAGAATGTTAATGCTGTTATGTATGTCGCAACAACAACAGATGACCCTGCTAGTGGTGGCGCAACCTGGAGCAGTTGGACGATTGTAAGCTCTGGATATTTCACGGCAAGAGGATATAAATTCAAGGTGGCTTTAACTACTAGTAGCAGCACAACAAATATTTTGGTAAAAGAAATGGGTTGTAAAATTTACATGGGACAAGAAACACTTTTCCCCTTTGTTTCAGCTGCAAGTGGAACAAGTACAAAAGCTGTTAGTTTTGGAAGTCCATTTTTTGCAGGAGTAGCAGCCACGATTGGAGGTGTTAACGCTTTCCCTCCTGCGGTAGCAGTTAATGTTTATGATTTGCTAAGTGGTGAATACTCACAAGTTTCTTCTATTACAGGAACAGGATTTAATCTTGATGTTAAGAACTCTTCTAATAATCATGTCAGTAGAATGTTCACATACCAAGCTTTAGGTCTTAAGTAATACGTCGGCATAGTGTAAGCAAAAGCTAGAGCAACGCTATACTTAAAGCACCGATGAACAGATGATGTGTCGCAAAGTACTCTTTCAATAGCTAATGGAACCGGCGCGGCTGTAAGAGCTGCTCTGAATACTGCCTTACAAGCTCAAGCAACAAACCAAAGCGGGTCAAGTGCTCCTTCTACAACATACGCTTATCAATTTTGGGCTGATACGACAACGGGAACTTTAAAGATAAGGAATGGTGCTAATAATGCGTGGGTTGCGTTGTACCAATTAGATGGAACAATAACAATTGAAGACGGTAGTGCGGCATCTCCTGGACTAGCCCTAAGAACAGACCTTGATTGTGGCTTTTATAAAGCAGGGACAAATTCAATAGGGATATCAACGGCGGGAACTGCAAGATTAACAATTAGTTCAACTGGAGTTGTTACAATTCCAGGTGATTTAACGGTTCAAGGAACAACAACAACTATTGATTCAACAACTTTAAGAGTAGCAGATAAAAATATTGAGATGGGGAATGTAAGTGGAACCCCTTCAGAT